AGAGCCACTTGTAGGTACATGCGATGGATGAGATCACCATTGCGGCTGATTTGGCATGTGACACGGCGACCGAAGTCAGCGGCACCGTTGAATGTTTGTTCAATGGCTTCCATGCTGAAGTTGGTGTGGCGTCTGTAAATCACTTTGAAGAAAGTAATTTGGGGGTTGCCGGTTAAGTAAACGTCTTGTGCGCCGTAAGCTACGAGTTGTAAAAGTCCTCCGCCCATTTCTTTGGATACTATTAACAAAGAAAAAAATTTAAATAAAATTTTTGTGTAAAAATAAGTACATATTGTTTTACCATTAGGCTTCTAGTTAGAGTAAGCTAATCCGCCCATGCCAGACATTACACGTAAGACGTTGTAAGATAAGGCGTATACGCGGCATCTGGTGGCAGAGGCAACGGTTGTTAAGTTTAGAACAGCGGAGTCAATGCGGGACATGTTTAATGTACCAGATGGTTGATGTTCCTCGGGTTTTAAGGCGAAGGAGTACACGTTGATGCCAGGGTTGGTGGGGATGTTTTCGTGATGTTGGTAGGGTTGAACTTTGTTGAAGTATTTGCCCTCGCGTTCAGCGAATCTATCGTGACCATTGAGTTGGAGTTTGGCAGCAGAGCATAAGTTAGCGCCGTTTCTGGTGTAGTCAGTGCCGTTGGTGTCGTAGTTGCCGAAGTAAGAACCGGCGGCTTCTTGCATGACCCATACAAGTTCCTTGACGGGGTGGTTGAAGTTTAGCTTGATCTTGTTGGCTCCAGTGCTGACGGTTTCCTCACCAGTGTATTGGACTTGTTCAATTAAGTATTCGTGGCTTAATTGAGCGAAGCGGCGACGCTCATCGGTATCTAAGAAGATGTAGTCAACCCATAGAGAGGTGGTGCCCATGGTACCGGCGGTGATACCGGCATTGGCAGCGCTCTCGAATTCAAGGTTAACCTTAACTTCGTGGTATTGAAGGGCGATGAGGGGTAAGGCAAGTCCTGGGTTGCGGCAGAACCAGAACTCAAGGGGAACGTATAGGGTGGTGGTGGTGGTTGTAACGGCATCGGCACCAACCATGTTCTTGTAACCGGCAAGTTTGCCAGCGGGGAGAGAGAGTTCGTTCCAGATGTACATCCAGTCACCGTATTGTTTGTCAATGCGTTGACCACCGATTTCAAGCTCTACGTTTTTAACGAGGGCTAGACCGGCGTAGGCACCAGCAGCCCATGTAGCACCAGTGACGGAAGCTTGTAGGTACATGCGGTGAATGAGATCACCGTTGCGGCTGATTTGGCATGTAACGCGGCGACTGAAGTCGGCAACACCGTTGAATGTTTGTTCAATGGATTCCATGCTGAAGTTGGTGTGGCGTCTGTAAATCACTTTGAAGAAAGTAATTTGGGGGTTGCCGGTTAAGTAAACGTCTTGTGCGCCGTAAGCTACGAGTTGTAAAAGTCCTCCGCCCATTTCTTTGGATACTATTAACAGAGAAAAAAAATATATTGGAAAAAAACGTATTTATTGATTTAAACATTCCTAAATTCACAAAACATAGAGATAATGTTTAAAGAAAAGACTTCCAAGAAACGTTCTATTTTAAATGAAGTACATAAGAAAGATTCGTCTACTCTTGATGAAAAACATAAGCAAATGATACAAACAATTCAAGATAATATTATACATAAAGATACGTTAAGTAAAAGGCATAATGAGTATCAATCTAAATTATTAAAATGGAAACAACAAATTCAAGATTTGTATAATGAACAAAAACAAGATACACCGGAATATATGATTGCGTGGGATAGTAACCTATATTATTCTGATAAATTACGTACCATTAAACGTGAATTAATAATTTTAAATGATGAAACAAAAGAAATAGAATATTATGAAAAGACCGGTACAATATTATTCAATTATTATGAATTAATTACAAAACAAGAATCAATAATAAACCAAGGAGCCCAACAAGCAACCTCCGGAACAGTCGCATTACCTTCCGTTAAACATCGTAAAAAACAATTACCGACAAATCAAAAAAATATTTTAGATGCCTTTCATATTTATAATAATCAACCAAATATTGAAACCGAATTATCTTGTCAAACTGTATTAGAAACACCAGAATGCCCTCATAAAGACAAGATGAGTTTAGTAAATGATTATCTTTTAGCGATTGATTGTGATCATGTAAAACATATTAACGATACTATAATAAATGATTGTGCCAGTTGTAAAATACCATTAAATTGTATGATTCAGGAAGGCATTATGATATGTCCAATGTGTGGATATCAAGAATTATTATTGGTTGAACAAAATCGCCCCATTTATCGTCAATCAAATAAAGAGGCGTCTCATTGTACGTATAAAAGAATCAATCATTTCAATGAATGGATCAGTCAAATTCAAGGAAAAGAAAGTACGGATATTCCTGAAGAAATTTTCGAAAAGATAGTGAATGAAATTAAGAAAGAAAAGATTAAAGACCTTTCGAAGCTGTCGTATAATAAAATGCGAGAAATTCTAAAAAAATTACACAGTAATAAATATTACGAACATATATATTATATTATTTATCGATTAAACGGCATTCCAGCGCCAAATTTTTCACCGGATTTGGAGGAAAAACTTCGTAATATGTTTAAAGAAATCCAGGTACCCTTTTTAAAATATTGTCCACCAAATCGTAAGAACTTTTTATCGTATAGTTATGTTTTATATAAGTTTTGTCAATTACTTGAAAAAGATGAATATTTAAAATATTTTTCGCTTCTAAAGAGTCGTGAAAAGCTTCATGTTCAGGATCAGATATGGAAAAATATATGTGATGATGTATTCTGGGAATTCATCCAATCGATTTGATTTGATTTGATTTGAATATAGATTCAAAATAGAAAAAATAAATGGTAACTATCTTATCCGTTCCGTTATGTTATGTTATATTAACAGATGATTAAGGGAATCCGACAAGTTTGAAGCCAAGACCTAAACCAGCGCCTTGACGAGTGGAGGCACTGATGGAGGGGGCAACAAGATCTAGGATAGAGAACATAGCCGCAGCGGTTAAACCGAGGAGGATGATTTTATCCATGGATAGGGGTTTGTCGGGTAGGATGGCGGCAACAATACCTACAACTAAACCTTCAATGAGGTATTTGACGATGCGAGTGAACATTTCTTGATAATCGAAAGTATATTCCATGAGATTCTTTTATATTTTAAGAAAAGAAAAAATTTATTTAAACAGAGTTTTTATAATAAACATTATATGACTCAACAAACTGTATCAACCAAAGAAGTTGATTACCTCGACGAAGACAAAGCCATTCGCGGACAAAACTATGTGTGTTTATCTTTCCTTTCCCCTGAAGAAATTCTAAAGGAAAAAGAGGTTTACTATTTTGAAAAATACCTAGCTAATTTTTCGAGAGATCTAGATCAATTACTTCAAGGTATTGCTGAAAAATACAAGGATGAAAGTGACGCCGTTAAAATCATCCGTGAAAACAACAACCATCTGTTCAAAGGTGATGAACTCCAAGAACATTACCGTTTCTTCAAACGCACAAATGAAGAATCCATTGAACGTGAATTCCTTGAAAAGAATGATTTTAGAACTTCAGTAAGAGGTATCAAAGTGCGTGGTGTTTTTGAAACACTAAAAGAGGCACAAGTTCGCGCAGAGCTTCTTCGCCGTATGGGAGACACTAAGTTTGATATTTTCGTAGGACAAGTCGGTGTATGGTGCCCTTGGTCTCCCAATCCCGAAGACATTCAAGAACAAGAGTATGCTGAAACTCAACTAAACACCCTCATGAAACAATACAAGAACAACATGACACAAAAAGATGAATTTTATGAATTGCGCAAACAAGAAAAGATGGCAGATGCTCAAAAGAAATTACAAGAAAGTCTCGCTAAAAAAGATCCCCTAACTGAACGTAAAGAAGCGGAAGCCGCGGCCGCAGCAACTGAGATTGACCCTCCTGTAAACCCAACCATTGAAGAAATGGACACTGACCCAGTTAAACCTGAATAAAAAACGTATAGTCTCATAGTAGATAATACATAATGAAAGCAGTGGCGGTATTTTTATTATTTATAGGAATGTTTTTGGTTGTTCAAGGATATTACCAACAGTCATCTAAATGTCCTACACCAACCGTTGAAGTAAAATATATACCTCGCAGCTTATATGATGAACAATTAAGCGATGAAAAGAAATTACAGGTACACTTTAAGAGTTTATTCGAAGAGGTTACCCCTTGGATTTTAACACGTCAATAATAATTATAAAAAGAGTCGTTTATTTTTTTAAGATAAAATAAGATTTTGTATTGTATAAGAAGAATGCTAAACGGATTTTATTTAGATTTTATATCACATGTTCAAACAAACAAGGTACCATTAGATGTTGTTTCTAAAAAATATGAAATATGGAAAGAAGATCAAATGCAAAAAACAAGAGAAATAAATGATCGCATAACAAATTATAATTCAACAATTTTACAAGCACAAACCGATTATGATACATATTATAAGCAAGAATATTTAGATAAAATTAAAGAATTTAAATCACATTTTAAGAAAAGTTCCATATCTAAAAGACAGGCAGCTTTGGATGAATGGATTAATTACCATAATGAAAAAATAGTAGAATTCGATCAGATGGAAAAACCAACCATTCATACATCCCAATACAAGGAATATTCTATCCAATAAAGTTAGAATCAATCATGGCTAAATTTGTATTTCACTGGGGAGCTTTTATTGTAGCGTTAGCTATAGGTATGTTATTTGTATATATTCGTATTCCTACACCAAAAATTGTAATTAAATACCCGAACCCAGAAAATGCCGGTAAAGTTGTTTATAAAGACGAGGCTGATAATTGTTACACATACAACGCATCTAAAACAGAATGTCCCGCAAAAGAATCTGACAAGGAAGATCAGCCTATATCTATTTAAAATATCATAAAGATATAGAGAATTCGATTCACCATGGGATTATTACCAAATGTATCGACCCTTACGGATCGTTTATTTTATCAGCCCACTGGACAAATGTTTGTATCCGCCTTATTTGGTGTAGCGTTGGCTTTAACTTTTCAAAAAGTATGTAAAGATCGTAAGTGTATTATGATTCAAGCCCCTGATATTAAACAAATGACTTCCAAAGTATATGATTTCCAAGGTGAATGTTATCGTTATAAGACACAATCTGTGAAATGCCCAACAGATAATACACCTATTATTTCTTAAATTAAGCGTTTAAAATCATTTTATTTTTATATCGTACGTAAATAACGACAAATGTCTAGCACACCT